CGGGTGTTAGATTCTTAACATCTTTTTTTAAATCTTCAGCTTGTAACATTAAAAATTTTTCAGTAGCTTGTGGAGCTTTTGTTTTTATGTCATCAAGAATTTTATCAAATTCCTTAAATCCTTTAAGCTCCATAATCTACCTCGTTTTCAGAAACTTCAGTTAGGACTATTTCCTTATGTTTTATGATGTTATAAGCCAAAGGCTTAGATGCTTTGAACATATAAACGGCTCCATCTGCTTTTCTTGTAACTTTAAGTAAGTCATTTTGTTTTATATCTACATCCAAACCTACAAAGAGTTTATATTCTTGTCCACTGCTATTAACTGGTCCTGGTGTAACACTTCTCAACCATTTTTGTGAAAGTCTACAAGGAATATCTTTTAATATTTCTCTTAGTTCTTCAAATGCTCCTCCATATTCATCTACAATCACAACAGATCTAGTCACAGTTACTTTATCGTTATGTAACTTATCTAAAATACTCATATGGTCCCAACCTTTCTAAATCTAAATAATTGGCTTTTCAACGATAGAAACATTTCATCAGTTGTGTTATTAGATGTGTTGTATTCTATAGTAGTATCTCCTTCAGTAACTTTAGAGATATTGCCTTTTATTTCAGTTTCTTCAATAGTTTTTAATGCTAAGTGCTCAGCAAATGGCTCTATAAGCTCAACTGGAAAATCATCTCTATTCATAAAGTTCAAAGCTTTTCTAACCAAAATAGTTACTTGAATTTTCAACCTAGCTTCGTTGCTAATATCTGTTAACTCTTTCACTTTTTCAATTATTTTATTGTAAATTTCTTCCATTTCTAACCTCCTAATATGATAAAAGCAGGAGTTTTTATTCTCCTGCCTCAGTTACAAGGTTATTGTTTCTTAACATTTCTATTTCTGTTTCATCAGATGTTGAGTAAAATCCATCTTTGAATTGAATAGAAGTTCCAACTATAATTAAGTTTTTATAGTTGGATTCAAAAGTTATTTCTTTTATTTCTTCAACATTAAGTATTTCGTCTTGTTTTTTAGCCATTACTACCTCCTATGATATTTTTACATTTTTAACATGCACTTGGAATGGTAATTTTTTTATTTGGTGAGCATATTCCCCATGTAAGAAGTAATTATCCGCTAGAGCAGTTTTAGCTCCTACTTCTTCTTTTATTGGGTATAATTGTCTTAAACTAACCTCATTCAAGTTAATTAATAAGAATTCGTTAGCGGCTAAAGATGGAGCAGGGAACACAGATACAACTCCTGCATTTGTAACTATTTCTGTAATTACAGTTCCTGTTACTTTTTCTTTTATATCTGCTCTAACAATATCTTTATTCAATTTATTAATTTGAATAGCTATATCCCAAGGTACACACACGAAGTATTTACCAGCTTTTAAATCTGCTGCTCCTGGATTTCCTTTATTAACTATTGCTTTTGCTGCTGTTGTCAATAAATCAACTGAGAAAGGTTGATTTCCAGCATCTAAAACTATTCCATGTTCTTTAATTAAAGATTTAATACCACCAGAAATTCTTAATTTACCATTTACATACTTAACTCCATTTAAAAGTTTATTTTCTATAATTCCTAGCATCTCATCTTTTTTCTTTTGAGATTCTAATTCTCTTACAGAAAGCCCACTTTGTCCATGTGGGTTTAAATGTTTAGCAGTTTCTGTTACTTCATATTCTTCATATATAATTCCTGTGTTATTTGTGATATGCACTGGCAATCTAACAGAAGACTTTTTAAGTTCTCCACCTTCTTCCATTTCTATTCCTAAGCTTTGAACTATTGTATTTGCAGCTATATTTCCAGCAGTAGAAGTTGTTCCTGCATAACCTCTTATAACATCTGCTTTGTTATCTGTTTTTACTTTTGTTATTTTTACAATTTCATCTCCAATAGATAATAAAGCATCTTGAACTAAGATATCTTCATCTACTACTTGAATTTCAGTTGCTCCTGCACTTAAAGCAACTTTTAAACTAGATGTTACTTTTCTTTCATAATGATCTATCCATTCGATAGCTGTAGATGTTGTTTCACTTACTCTTCCACCTCTCAAAATATGAGATATGATAGGAGAATTATTAGGATTTACTAATTGTAATTCATCTAAAATATCATTTGATATTGCTTGATTTGTTGAGTTTAATTGTTTATCTATTTTTGCCATTATTCATTACCTCCTGAGTTTTCTAATTCTTGTTTTGCTCTTACATAATTAGCTCTGTCTATATCAGAACCACTTTCAAAAGCTTTTTTTCTTAAATCTTCTAATTGAGCCTTTTTATCAGCTCCGCCATTACTTCCACCATTCATAGCTCCTGGTACTCCACTAACACCAAGAGTTTTTACATATTCTCCCATTGTTTCTGCAAAACCTTTAACAGATGCTTCTATTTCTTCTTCATTAGCTCCAGATATTCTATCTAAAAATTTATCTGGCATTTTATACTTTGCTAATGTAGTTCTTTTGATTTCATCTGTCTTTATTTTTGAAAGTTCAGCATTCTTTGCATCTAAGTCTTTTTGAATCTTTTCAAGTTCTTTTTTATGCTTTTCTTCTGCAGTAAGATTAGCATTTTTGATTCTTTCTTCATAATCTTCAATAGATTCATTATGCTTTCTTTCAAGTTCTTTTTTTTCTTTTTCAAAGTCTGCTTTCATTCTTGCAAATCTTTTGTCAATCATCTTATCCACTTCTTCTTGTGTATAAGTTTTTGTTTCTTCTGGTTCTGCAAATTGTTGAATATTAATTTTAAATTTTTTCATTTTATCCTCCTGTTTAAAGTCCTGTGTGACTATTTCCCCAGATGTTTAATGTCCCTCAGTACGACAAAGTAAAAAAGTATTTATTTTTTTTACTTTAAGTTCTTTTAATAATTTATTCAGTTTAAGATGTTCTATATAGGATATTATTCCAATAACAATAAAAGATATTACTAATAATCCAAAATAAATTATTAAAGGTAATAAAATAATAATCCATTTATAGTTTGTCCAACCGAATATTTTACCTAGTATTAATCCTGCTTGAATAATTGTTAATAAATGTTTCAATATACCTCCTTTCTTTGCAATTAAAAAGAGGAGCTTTTACACTCCTCTTAAAGTCCTGTTTAAATCTCTATTAAATGTTTATATTCCTCTCCAACTAATTTTTGGATTGTAATTCCAAGTCCATATTTTATATCTCTCATTTCATCGTTTTTTAAAAACTCCACAAATAGCTCTTTAGATTCTCTTGAAAGTTCTTTAGCACTTTTAATTTTTTCAGGTGTTGCATCTTTAAATATTTCAATCGAGCCATAAGCAGTAACATCCACTATGTGTGGATATTTTGTATTCTTATAAAAGTCTATTTTTTTTGTGTGTAAGTTTTTTAAGTTCAAACAAAAATTAAAATAACTCTCGAAACTATACCAAATGTAACTCCAGATATATTTTTCATAGTCTTCTATTTCAACAGAAAGTCCATACTTTTTTATTAAATTCCCTAAACTCTTTTGTGTTTTAATACTTTCAATAATTAAAAATTCTTTTGCTCTTTTTCGTAAAAAGATAGAGAAATCATCTATTGATTTAGAAGAACTTATTTCTAAATCACAAATAACTCCCCCCATTTCAAAAAGATAACTACAAAAATCATCTTGAAATATATTCCATTTAAAAATATTTTCCATAAAACACTCCTATTTTTTAACGATTAATGCCCCTCTATTTAAAATAACAACATAATCATGCCCTTTTTGGAAACTATCTACATCAATAGCATCATATCCCTTCAAAGCGGCAAAATTTCCAACATCTCCTATAAAATCATCGAAAATAGTCATATTTTCTACCTTTTTTGTGTTAACCCCACTATTTGCCCATTCCTCAATTATATCCTTATAAGAGACTATTTTAGCATTTGGAGATAATATCATTTCCAGTAACTCTCCTCCCCCATCGCCATATGCATCATATGCATAAAACTCAGCCGTTTCTTTTGTAAAAGTAGAATATATTCCACGTCCATAAATTGTCCGACCGTCTCCGTATTTTAGGGCACCGTATTTAAATTCCTGATTTAGCTGTTTAGCAGTTATATTTTCTGTATCAGCAACACCACGATATAAAACTTTATGGGATTTACTTAATTTTTCAAACTCCTCAGGAGATACAACTTTAGGTAAAGCATTATTCTTTAAAGCTTCATCAATGTGCTCTCTTATAGCTATAGTAGTCCATGGAACATCATTGTTTTCAAACTCTTTAGTTAACTCTTTAGCTCTTCTAATCGTTCCGCCATAAGATAAAATCTGTTTATCTTCTGTGGCTTCTATAGCTTCATTTTCTTTTATTGTATCACTATTTTTTTGAATTTCAATTTCTGTTTTAGCTAAACTTTCATAATCAATAATCGGGATAGTTGTACTTCTACATCTTGGGTGCATTGGCGGATAATTCAAACCAACAGCTATATTTTTTATTTCAAAAATATTTCCATGAAGTTCAGAGCATATTTGACTTGTTCTATTGTCTAATGTAGCACTGAACTCGTATTTTTCTATCCCTGCTTCCTTATATCCATCTAAGGTTGCTTGATTTAAAACGTAATTAACTTCAGTTCTTAGAAGTCTTTCAACATCATTCTTTTTAGCTGTCTCAAATCTTTCAGAAACTCTTTTAGTCATAGTTTTAAGATTAATACCTTGTATCATTCCATTAACTATTTCTTGCTTTACTGTTTCTGCTAGTTTATCTGTATTACTCCAAAGCCTCTGAGAAAAATTAGCACCACTCCAAGGCTTATCCAGGACTGTTTTTATTTTATCTCTACTGACAATAGGATTAATACCCAAGTCTTTAGTTACTTCTATAAAAGTATCTCTATAAACAGAATTTAAAGCATTTTTTCCTGTTTCTTCAACTCCAAATATCAACTTAGTAAGTTCCATATCTATTTGAGTTTTGAGACTATCTAAATGACTAATACGGCTTTTAGCAGATAATGTTTCAATTTCTAAATATAATTTTTGAGCATCTAATGGTGCTGTTTTTAAAAGATTCTTATATTCTTTCATATAATCATGTAAATCTTTTTTCCAAACCTTATAATCATCACCTTTTAAAAGTTTCAAAGCTTCATTATAATTTAGAATATTATCATTCATATAAGTTGTAGTTATTCTAGAAATTTCTTTATTTATATCCTGCTTAGCCTTTTCAAGTGCAATCTTATATTCTTTTTCAATATCCTGTATTGTAGTGAATGCCTTAGCTTCTCTTTTAACTTGTCTTTCTTCCCAATAATCTCTATTCTTTTGAGCCATTTACATCAACTCTAATCGGAGTGTTCATATCCTTCATTGCATTAATATCTTCTTCAGCTTTTATTTTTTCAAGTTCAATTTTTGCATCTTCTATAAATGGCAATGTAGATAAAATAGTTTCATGTGATACTATTCCTTGTAATTTTTGAGCGGTATCTGCTGCTTCAACCAAATTCTTTGGAATATTTCTAGTAAAGACTTTTTGAATATCAGTAGATTTTATTTTTAAGTTATGAAAATCTATCATAAGTTGTAATCTTTGGTTAATTGCCTTTTTAAAATACATTTCCTTTTGTGCTGCTAATTGTTCCAAAGCTAATAATTTATATCCTAAAGCAACTCCTGAGCTATTTCCACTGAACTCTTTGTCTTGCATATCAGGTATCATAGAAAATTTATGAATATCCTGATTTAATCTATTTTTATTGTTTTGAGCATAGTTATCATTAACTTGTTTAACAAGCCATTTAGCATCACCTTGCTCATTAATAAGCATAACCTTATTTTTATTCATTCTTTCTATTTCTTCATCAGTAGTTCCACCCATATTAACCAAAACTAAGTATGCATCTGTAAAATCTTTCATATCATCAATAGCTGTTGAAGTCGCTTCATTATATCCATCTATCAAAGAAATTACATTTTTAAAATCTCCATTACCCCTTTTATTGTTTAAGAACTCAATAATTGGGACTTGGTTAAATCCGTGTAGTTTAGTTTCTCCTGTTGCAGTTGGAACTTCTTTTTTATCTGTGTCAGATAAAAATTCATAAGTAGTAACACTCGTACTATCATAAACTTCTAATGTATAAACCCATTTATCATCTTTATTTTTAGTTTTATCCCATCTTACAGCAGCGGTTATATCTTTCTTTACTGTGTTATCTCTTAAAATAAAACAATCTCTAGGATCCACAACTACATTTCCAATAGTATTATCTACATTTTTATACCAAAGTTCATAAGATTTTCCAAACACGCTTAAATTTGAAGCATGTTCAAAGTTTTCTTGTTGCTCTTCTTCTGTTGCTAAATATTCAGATAACTTTTCAAAATCTTTTTTTAACTTATCGTCTTGTAAAGCATAAGAAATAGGTTTTCCTAAGAAATAGGCTGTTGCAATAGTTGCAATGTATTCTGGATAATTATTAATCAACTTAGTATCTTTTTTCTTATTACTCCTATCTTTCTTATTCAAAATATTATGCTTTCCGCTATAATAATCTTCCATCTTTTGAAGTTCTAGTAATTCATTTTTTATAAATGCCTCTAGTGATTCTTTTAATTCCTGTACATCCATTAATCCTCCTTTCTTATCTTATTCCTAAGATATTTCTATCTATTGTTCTTACAGTGTTATTTCTCATATAATCTTCAAGTGCATATCTCATAGCATCCATTAAATGATTAAAATCATCAATAGGTTTATTTGTTGCTTTTCCAAACTTATCTTTATCCCAAGCATAATTTGAAATCTCAGTTAAAAAATTAACACATCTAGGATGTATGAAAATTTTAAACTCTTGAATAAATTGTATTCCAGCATTGATACTATCTTTTCCTTTTTTAGATGCTTTTATTCTATAAAGTCCTAAACCTTTCAAATGGTCTATACTTTTTGGCTCAGCACTGTCAGCAACTATGATTTCTTTTTTAAAACCTAATTTTTCTATATTGTTGTAAATAGCTGTGTTCTGCATTCCCTTTTGATATATTTCATCAAAAACATAAATTTCTTTTTGTTCTAAATCCAATATTCCACAAAAAAAAGCAGCAGGGTCATTAGTATATCCAAAATCTAGCCCAAATACTGCTTTTGTTTTTTGTCTTTTATTTAATATTTCTCTCCAATCAAACTCTAACTCTTGCCAATTTTCATAGACAAGTCCATCTACTATTCCCCAGTTACCAAGTCCAGCAACCTGATACCTACGTGGGTTATTTTTTTTCATATCTTCAAATAATTTCTTATCAGCATCATCTAACCACTCATTACATTGATAATTAGTTGTAAGTGCTAATATATTATCATCAACTTTATCAAAGAATCTAGATTTTAACCAGTGTCTTTCATTCCAAGGGTTGAACGATATTATAATTTGTTTGAATAATGGTTTTTCTACAATACCTCTAATACTTTCATCTAACATATTAAAAGCAGTTTCGTCTGTTAATTCATATGCTTCTTCTATCCAACACCAACACAAACTACCAACTGAAACTGAAATTGATGTAATCTTTAATGGATCATCAAAACCTCTAAATAAAATCTTTTGTCCTGTTGGTTTATAGGTTATTTCAAGTGGGCTTTCTTTAAACTCCCAGTACTCTTGAACTTGAAATCTGTTTATAGCCCATCTCAAATCAGAATAACAGCTATCTTTTAAAGTTCTAAATACTTTTCTTACAACAAGAGTATTAGCGTTCTTATATTTCATCATATTATAGATTATCCATAAAGCTGTTGTCTTACTCTTTTTTGAAGCTCTTGACCCTTTAACTACCTTATACCTACCCTTGAAGTTCCAAAACAATTTATAACCCTTTCCAACGATTTGAGGTAAATTTATTTTTATATATTTACTCATCTAAATCATCTTCTCCAACAATCATAACAGGTAAAGTTCCTTCAATCCTAGTTTTATCTGTAAATAAAGCATGTCTTTTTCCTAAGAGTTCAGCAGCTTTTATTCTTTCTTTAGCCGATACTTGTTTTTTTATTATTCTTGCAGAAGAAACTCCATCACCTTCACCCTCAACTACTACAACCTCTTCTTGTATTTCACCTCTCATCATTGTAGTTAAATTCTGTAAAACTTCTTCTGCAGATGCAATTCTTTTTGATTCAAGTTTTTGCATAAGCTCATCTATATACCGACTTATACCGACGTTTTTCATCAATGTGTGTATTCTATCCTTAGCATAGCTTTTACTATACCCAGCTTTTATTGCAGCATCAGTAGCATTTCCACTAGCTACATAAAACTCACAAAAAGCCTTTTGCCTTGCATTTAATTTCAATGCTACTTCACCTCCAATGAATATTTAATATTATGTTTGGCGGAGAGTACAGGACTCGAACCTGTAAGTCCATCAGGACAACAGCTTAGCAGACTGCTCATTTACCAATTAATGTAACTCTCCAGTCGAAGGTAGCAAATAACTACCTTTGTGCACTTTGACTCGCATTTTTGTTTATAGCCGATATAATGCTGAAAGTGGGCTAATCAATAAAAAAACTCCCACAGGCAACGTATTGCACACATTTAAGTGTAATGGGAGTATTGATATCAATGGCAGTGCATATTTGGTTTTCACAAATAAAAGACATTAGCAGTCTAGTCAGAGTATTAGTCCGATGCACCATATTTGGCAGATGTTTTTTTTAAGTAGAGCATCAATAACTACTACTAAAAATTAAGGAAGATTCTATAAATGAATTTCATTTAATCTTTTTACACATTAACATTATATTACATATAGAAAATGTAAACAAGGGCAAAAAGAGTGCAAAAAAGGTGCAAATTTTTTAAGGAATTAATTTATTTAACTTCTCCAAAATATCATTTTGAAATAGGTTGCTAGCTATTTTTTCAACTAATAAACTTTTATTTCTTTTTACAGTGCTTTCATCAATTCCTAATTTATTAGCAACACCTTCTATTTTAAATTTCTTAAAATAAATTAAATCTATAATTTCTTTATATTTATCATCTTGCACAAAAGAAAGCCCATAATCAATGAAATCAACAAGATAATCTATTTCATGTATTTCTTTTATTCTTTCCTCTTTTATCATTTCTATCTTTTCCACATCACTCAAATTATCTTTATTAGTGGCTTTTATCTCATTGATAGAATAGATTTTTTTTAATTCTATATTATCCAAACTCTTTTTTAAATACTCTTTTCTATTTTTCAAGCCAGGATAATTACTTAAAAAATACTCAGTTTTTTGATAAGGTGTTAAATTTCTCTCTTTATTTATTTTTGTTATTTGCCCATTTTTAATACATATCTCATAAACTCCATTGTCTAATTTTTCAATTGTTTTCTGAAGTTCTTTATACTCCATTATCTCACCTCTGTTATTATATTATCTATGACTTCTAGTTCTTTTTCATCAGAAGAGTAAATATCTCTCATTCTCTTAGAAAATTCAATTTTCTTTGCTTCTATCTCATCTTCAGTCATATATTTGTCTTTAAAAATATGACTGTTTATTATTCTTATATTGCTTCCTTCTCTCACTCTTAATTCTTGTAAATACTCAATCATTATCTCCGCTCCTTACACTTCATTAACGTAACTAGGTATTTTATAAAAACCCTTAATATTTTCAAAAGCTTCAACCATTTCAGAATCATAGTCATAAAAATCGTCATCATCATCTAAATCAATATTTTTTTCTTTTGCTTCAGCTATTTTTAATAAATTAAGTAATTGTGTATAAGGATTTTCATCGCCTTGAAATTCGTTATACATTATAAAATAATACTCTCCTAAAAACGCTCCACACTTCTCAAAACATTCTTTTGAATTTGGATATTTTTTTATAAAGTCATCTATGTCTTTTTTATTATAATTTGTTATATCAGCTGTCATACTCATACTAATTCCACTCCTTCCCAATTCTCTGCATATTCTTTTGCCACTTTTCCCAGTAGCAGTTTAAGATATCTTCTTTTGTATAGCCCTTATTAGTTGAAATAATTATTAAATTTTGGAGTATTTGAAAATCATTTCCATAAAGAACACTCATGATTAAATTTTCTATATTAGGCTGATAAATTAATTTTAAATTTGTTCCGTCATTAAATAATTTTGTAATTTCATTTTTTATTTCAACAAAATTTTCAGATATTTCTAATTTAAAATTAACCATTTGTGCTAGAAAAAACCAAATATCAGTAAATTCTTCTAACTCTTTAGCTTTGTCATAAGGCTTAGTTTTCCAAGTCTTATGGCTTTCAGATGTTTCTTCATTGAATTCTATTACTTCTGCAATAAGGGACAATTTAATATCTCTAAGTGTTCTTTCTCTAACATTATTCAAACTTTCATCTAAATACTTTTGAAGATTTAAGATATCCTCAAAAGTTTCTGGTCTCTTAAACTCCATTGCTTCTCTCATTTTCTTCCTCCCATTCAGCAACTTCATCTAATGTCCAACCTGACTTTTTACATTTATCACAATAAAATTTACTATATTTTGAAATATTATTATCAGATTCAATAGGTTCTTGATTTTTATTTGCTTTTAGAATAGAAAAAACCCCTCTAAAAGTCTGATAAAATATATTACAACCACATTTTTTACACTTCCACATTTTCTCCTCCTAATCCCATTTATTAAAAAACCATTGTACGATTATAGCCCATATTATTGTAATTCCTGTTACTACTAACGCCGCAATAGGAATTAACAATAAAAGCATTATTATTTTTTTTAATAACATCTTATCCTCCTATTTTGTTATTTCTAACTTTACTCCAAAACTCTATATATTCTTTAGATTCCAAAACTCGCTTAGCTTCGTCAGAAAATAAAAAATAATTCCCTAAATCATATCTTTCATTATCTAAATCATTTCCATAGTCCTGAGTTTTCTCAACTCTTGAATTATTTATATAAAAATATATTCCTTTAAATTTTCTCATTGCATCCCTCCTTGAAATAATAGCTAAAACTAAAGCATCAAACAATTCTTTATCATCAGCATGCACCAGCTTCCTCCAGTCTCACAACACTGTCATCAATTTCTCTCAACCACATAGTTTTAAAATCATCAAATGTATTAACTACATCGGTTATCATAGACTTCAGAACTACTCCTATCATGTTTCTTTTATGTGAATTAACAGTTCCAAACATCATTATCACAAGAAACATAGTTCTAAGAAGTTCTAAATTATCGCCATTTTCTTTGTGCTCACAAGCTGTAAATACTTCATCTAAAATTTCAATAACATCTTTTTCAACTCTATAATTAATCTGATTCTTAAATTTATCAATAATTTTATCTGATGATTTTATAATTCTTGTTAAAATAGCTTTGTAATATCTATTTAGAACCATACCATCTTTATCCCAAAGTCCTCTGTTAATTTTCAAGTACTTGTTTATTAAGTACATAAGTGTAATTCCTTGCATATCTCCATCTTTATGAGCAACTCTTATTTTTTGCATAGCTCCTCCAACAAATATCCTAGATATTCATAAGCTTTTTGATAATCTTCAATTCCATTTTTCTTTCTAGCTCTCATTACATATTTGAGAATATTTCCAACACAAACAGCTTCAGAACCTTTCATGTCTTTTACAACTTCAAAAATAACATCTTTTACTTCAATCCCTAAATCACCAAGCATATAATGCTTTGGAGATTTAACATTATCTACTTCAGTAGTTTC